TGTGCGCGAGAAATAGCCATTGATTATCTCCTTACAGGCCAAGACCAGCGGTGTACGCATGAGACGAAGGATTGAACTTAACAATCACATCGGTAAATGCGTCACCCACGGTTGATCCGGGTGCGTTGACGAAATCTACGAGCTTAAAAGCTATCGTAGCGGTGGTGTTAGCGGTAGCCACATCCAGAGAGATTCTGGAATTGCCATTGGCTGTGTCTGGCGCAGTCTGATTAATAGCAAAGTTGCTGTGCATCAGAGTTTGCGCTACGGCAGCATCAGCTTGGATTTGGAACAACGCGTTAGGGTCATCACAAATATAAGCCTGAGCATCAGCAGCAACTTGACCTGCAGGCCACTGATTATTCTGGGTAAACCCGCGAACAGTATCAGTGTACGAACAGCCAAGGAAGATGCCAACAGTCCCAGCAGGGAACGCGGCGGCGTTTGTACCAACCTCAGTGACTTTTGTGATGGTGCCATTCGCGGCTACCTGCACAATGTCGCCGTTGGCGATAGCGGTGTTGTACCCAGAAGTAATCGGTAACTGACGAGTTGATCCTGCAAAGGAACGACCCCCAATAGCGTTAATCGGGCGCAAACCGTATGGAGTAGATGTAAGAGCCATTTAAGTCTCTCCTCTATTACGATTTTATTTACAGCAAGCGCCAGAAGGCTACTTACCAAATGAGGTACGAGTAGACCGTTCGGAAGGCATTACGGGCATACGGGGGTCGGATTCCCGCATGAAATTCCTATCTACGGCGTCGGACTGATGTTGTGCAGTCTCCAACTGACCGTATTCTCGGTCTTCTTGCAATTCTTTAGGTATTGCACAAAGCAATAACCCGCCGACTTCAATATTGTCCTTAAAGCGCGAGTCAATATCGGACATAATCTGCAATTCAGGGTAGTCTTCTGCTTTCACAGCTACGTACCCATCTCGGAACCTTTGCGAAACATTGGTCATGTCACCTGTACCCAAGGTAGATGTGCGAATCCAGCGGAACGCAAGTCCGTCACGCGGTTCGGGGGTAGGTAACATAGAGGATCGTTTCCACGGTTTTCTGCGTTCACCTGTTTCACGGGTGTTCAAAGAGCGGGGTTTGCGATCAGCCATTGTTCAGTTCCTTCAGTTTTTGCGCCGCGTAGTCTTTTAATGATACTCCAAGTCGCTTGGCGATAGCGGCCTCAGAGGAGGTCAGTTTAACCGTGTTGCGTGATGTAGCAGTATTTCTACCACTCGGGGCCACCACGGAGCCAGCCTGACGTTGCGGTTTTCTGTCCTCTTCAACATCGTCAAACCTATCTGGATAACGCTGCCTCATGGCAACATCAATTCGACTATAGTATGTATCGGAAGAAGAATCAACTCCTTCTTCTACTAGCTCCTGATGCACAAGCATAGCATATCGCTCCATAGCCTTATCCTCAGTAAACCAAGGATTACGGGATACCCATTCTTGCGCCTTTTTATCAGGTTCAGGTGCGCGAGGTCTAGGCGCAGGAGCAGGTTGTTTAGGTGCTTCAGCAGAACGGGGCTTCCAGTTTTCAATGCGGTCAGCTTCGGTCTGTAGTTTAACCATAGCTGACTGCGCTTCAATAACCGCGTCAGAATCACCCGCATCATACGCCTGTTTATAAGCTGCTTTTGCCTGCGAAAGCTCAGACTCATTACGTGCTTTTGCCTGTGTAATGAGGACGCCCTCACCCTCAGACAGGTTTTTGCGTAGCTTATCAGCTTCACTCTTAGCATTTTGTGCGTACTGCACGGCAGCTTCGCGTTCACGTTCTGCTTCTTCTTTGCGCCTACGCTCTTCGTGAAACTCAAACTTTAGTTTTTTAATCCGTTTTTGTACGGACTCACTATGTTTTTCAAGGTCATCATCTTCAGGGATATCAGCTTCTTCGCCTTTGGCTCGGCGTGGTCGGCCTTTGTCCTCTTCAGGAGTATCATCTTCAACCTCTACAACAATGTCTTCAGACGAATCCATGTTGACTTCTACGGTGCCCGTATCTTCTACGGCTTGCTCTGCGCCACTCATGCTCTACTATACCCCCGTGGGTCTTCTACCACTGCTTCTACAGTGTCATCGTTGATAATACGAAACTCTTTACCCATCACCTTAAATCTAGTGCCTGAGTAAGAACGGAAGATTACAAAATCCCCCTCCTCACAGTAAGGTCCACTGGGGAACCGTTCTTTGTCTGTGTAAGCCTCGGGTCCGGTTTTTATAACAAACCCAATTATAGATGCAGTCTCTTCCATAGATTTAAGAGCATCAGGCATAATAACACCGCCTTCTGTCTTTCCGTCTAATTCTGGGACTGCAATTAAGACTTTAAAGCCTTTGGGTTCGGGAAGTTTAGCTTGCAGTTCGCTATCTTCTACTTTGTTGGCCGCGTACATTTTAGTCTCCTAGCAGTGATTAAAGGCTCACAGCGCCCTAGCGTGGATCATCCACGTATTTTTTCCATACAACTAAAAGTTCTATGTATCAATATACCGTTGTTCAACTTCTTTGATTTCTGTAACTATGTTGCCTAACGCCTCGTACTCACCTACAAACTTCCAGTATTCCCTGTCATTTGTAGCGCCACCACCTGCTAGATGGTGACGTATTGCGCTGCGTTGTTCCTCTACACGGTTCAGCACCGTTAGGAATATGCTCTGCTCCACGTATTAGTCCCTATCGTTTATATCTCTAGCTGCTTCCATAGCTAGTTTAATAGCTTCAGTATCTTCTTTTGTCTGCAACTCAGCTACTTTTAATTGTATACCAGCCGCTGCTTTAGCATTGTCAGCTTCCATACGACCCTCTTGAAGACCAACATTCGCCCGTTTATTCTCCATATCAAGCTGTAGCTTGGCCTGATCCATCTGCATCTTGTGCTGCAGTTCCTGCTCTTTAATAGCCATCTCGCGCTGCTGTAGCTGCGTCAGGGGGTCTGCCTGTTGTTTGGCGTTCTCTTCAGCGGCTACCTCGGCCTGATCCTTCTTGAGTAGCTGTCCTGCCGCCTGTGCGACTACCTTAGACAGTTCAAGCTCTACAGACTCTGGTAGTGGCTCATCCTGATTAGGCAGCTCTGTGCCTAGCTGTGCTTCGATCTCTTTGCGGTACTGTAGTGCTATGTGTTCTGTGACGTGAGACTGCATAGCAGCTTGTATGGCTCCTGCAAACGGCGACTGACCTACAATCTGCTGTATCTTGGGGTCTTGTAGCGCCGCCATGTGGGTCATAATATGTGCTTCGTGATCTTGATACGAAAACGCTTTTACAGGCTCTTGCTTCATTATCGACATATTCTCAGACACAGGATCAGCAGGTTTGATATCATCAGGCAGTTTTATAATGTCTTCTGCATCTGGAATACCCAGAACCTCAAGCATTTGACGGTGTAGTTTGCCTAGATCATACAACTGTGGTGCCTGCTGCGACATTTGTAAGGCTGCTTGGTACTGCATAATACGCTGCGCCATAGTAGCGGCATTAGGATCAGACACGGGTACTACGTCTACGCGTCCATCAAAGTCTGCAGTGCGGTCCGCAGGCTCGTCCATCTCATATGCGTACTCAGACGGCATATAATCATGCACAATACGCGCTAGGATGCGTAGTTCTTCCTTCATAGCTGCATGTAGACGCGCCTGTACGCCCGACATAACCTTCATAGACCGTTCCATAAGCGCCAATGTGGTGCCTACAGGAGCCTGTGCGTTCATATCCCCTACCTGCATGTCCCCTACAGAGCCAATGCGCCGTCCTTCCTCAACCACGTTGTTTAAAAGGGTATACAGCACCTGTGACGGCTCTTTGTACGGTAGGAAAGTAATAGAATCCTTGATCGCTCCACCCGGAATGTCAACATCCCTAAATTCTCCGGGCATTAGAGGCGTATTGTCCCCTTTTATCCGCATACCACGCGATTTTAACCCTGCTGGCAGGTTAGATAGCGTCCCAGCGTCGATAAGCTGCCGCATAATAGACGTGGCGGACTTTGCCAGCCCACCTATAGTGTGAATTAAGCCTGTCCCATAAAATCCCATCCCCGGCAGGTATGGATAATGTACAAAATGGCTGCGTTTCCGCCTCTTTTTGTCCTCTTCGTACCAATTTCTGCGTATTGCTAGGATTGTACGCGAAGATTTGTCCATAGTAATCACAAATGGAAGTGCCAAACCGTCAGGATCGTCAAATGGCTCGGGTAGTATGATATCTACGTGCATTTCTAGCAGTGTGTGGCGTGGGTCATCGCTATAAACAGGCTCTGTCCCGTCCATTTCGTTGTATTTTTCTTCAATGTCCGTAATATCACGCGTTGGTTCCGGTAGTTCCACGTCTGCGTAGAACCCATTTACCTGCAATGCGCGAATTTCTTCGTAAGTTTTCTTCATAACGTGTGTGTAGCGCGGACAAGTACGTAGGTTAGACGCACCGTAGGACGCTACGAAGTCTTCAGCAGGTACGAACACAGACACAGGGCGTTCTAAGATTGGATCATAGTAAATTTTCTTAAATGCGGAGCCAGCCAACGGAAGTTTGAACAGCATTTGCTCCATTTCGTTCCGATAATCGGGCATTTCTTCCGTTATAAGATAGTTAAGTTCTGTTTCTACACGTTGAGATTGTTTAAATTTCTCAGGTGTCATCTTACCGACGATTTTTGACTTAACAGGACCGGATGCAGGCATAAGTTCACTCATAGCCTGCGCTTGGAACCGTACTACAGCCTCGGTGAGCATAGGGTGATACACCCCAGAGGCCCCCTGCCAAGGCTGTGAACGGTCCTCAATCTTCATACCCAGCAAGTCTAGGCCATTTATGTATGATGTAGCCCATTCTTTGCGTGACGCACGGTCATTATCGAAGTCTTCAACTAACTCAGACGCCATGCTCTCCAACATCGCGTCCTCAATACCCTCGGCTAGATTCGCATTGTGATCTGCCATAGCTGCATCAAGGTCATCATCAAGTCCGGGACTTCCAAAGTTTATAACTACAGACCCATCATCCATCTCGACTTCAACTGCGCTATCAGCGTCGGCCATAACTTCTACTTCCAAGTCTGGACCTTCGCCTAATAACTCAACCTCATTGGGAGTCATCATCTTTTCAATCGCCATGTCGGGCCTCGCTACGGTGTTTCTTTTGTAATTCTAGCAAATAAATATATCTTTGTCGATGTGAGGGTGCCCTATAGGTTGGGAGGAAACCCAGAACACCCCCACGGGACGCGGCCAGCGTCCTATAGGCGTGATACCAAAACCTACGTGATAAAGCTAGCACGTTAATAATAGTCCGCTCTTTGAGGTATATCAGGCTCGTCATCCCACACATCAGTAGGTAGTCGTATGAACCCACCCTGCCTAAAACGCAACAGGGCCATAACTGTAGAGTCAACTTGGTCATCGTTAGACATAAACGGAAACCCAGCTATTTCTTCTACCAACTCTTCTGCCCAGCGTTTTGGCGGAACCCAACACAGTTCTGACCGTATTATGTCAGCCACAGAGTTGAGACGTGCCATCTTATCACCCGACCCACGGTGCGGTGTGTACTCCTGCACAGGCAGGTCCATACGTCTCATCTCTTGATACAAGGCTGACCCCGATGACTTTTTCTCCACGATAAACGCGTCAGGTTCCCAATCATGATATTCTTGTACAGCCAACTCTTTTAGCTCTGGGAACTCCATACGCTCTTTTATAGCGTTCAACAGGATGAGGTTGTGCATCTCCTCTTCTTCGTTGAAGAACACACCCCATGTTGTGAGTGATGTATAGTCAGCGCGGTTATGTTTCTCGGCTGCGGCATCAAGCGACATTATAATGTACTCACAGTCGGGCGGATCATCGTCTGCCCATATGCGCCACCACTCACGTTTGACGATAGACGCTTCTTCTGCGGTGGGTTGCTGCTGATACTGTGCGTTCCACTGGAACGTGGGCATAGATGACTTTGTGCGTAGCAGCGCCTCTAAGTCAAAGAACTCAGGCCACAGCGGTTTCTGTATGGGCTTACCGTCATCATCTTCAGAGTCTAAGATGGCGGGAAACTCTATAATCTCAAACTGATCTGACTTCTCGTTCTTCACCATATCAGAAGTCACACGACCTGTCAGGTCATCCATGTGCCAGCGCGTCTGTATGATAGCTACTCGACCACCCGGCATAAGACGAGTACGCGCACCAAAGGTATACCACTCGTATGCTCTCTCAAACACGGAGAAGTTGCCGTTGATAACATCTTGTTCTGAGTGGGGATCGTCAATGAGCAGGAGGTCAGCGCCCCGACCAGCAAGAGCAGAACCAACACCACACGCATAATACTCACCACCGAAATTCGTATTCCAACGCCCCGCAGACTTACTATCTACCGCTAGCTTAACTGTAGGGAATATCTCTTTGTAGTCATCTAGGGAGATAAGGTTACGTACCTTACGTCCAAAGTCCACAGCTAGGTCAGTGGTGTGTGACACCATCATAACCTTCTTATTAGGATTACGTCCTAAGAACCACGCAGGGAAAAATATAGATACTAACTGAGACTTGCCGTGACGTGGAGGTATGTTGACGCAGATACGATCCTCATCACCCGCCTCAATAGCCATCAGCAGATCAGCAAGAATACGGTGATGACGCCCTACTATGTAGTCATCTTGCATCCGTTTACAGAACTCTATCAGGTCATCGTAGGCGGTCTTGTTGCGCTTACGTATACCTAACTCTTCTACTAGCTTGTCTATCTCGGCTATTTCTTCGTCTGAGAAGCTGTCCAAATTGTCCAGCATATGCTGAACTTCTTCCTCGGAGAAGCCCACATTATCCTTCATCGTCTAACCCTAGCTCGGCGTCTATGTCTATGGGCGTATTATCGACAGGTGTGGCGTCTATGATCTCGGCATCTTCTACATCATCTGGCGTAACATCTACGAGTTTAGTTAACTTATCCCGCAGTCTATCTCTGATATCATCTGTAGTCTGGTGAGTGACAGTTACTTCGGCTTTCTCGGCAAACAGCCCCACGTCTGAGACCTTACCTAGTAGTTCTAGTGCGCGTATACGTATCCGTGCGTCTGGGTTCTCAGTCTCTTCGATTAGCTTGTTTGTGACTAGGTGTCTTATCTGGGTACTACTCTTAACGACTGAATGACCAAAATCTTTAAGGATTCGATCAGTTAAAAGCAACGTAGCAGGCGTCAGCGCCGCCGTTCTTTTCGGCGTGGCCTTCTTCGTAGTCATGATAGGGTCCGCAGCAAACGCGGTGGCTATCTTGGCAGCGTTGTCTTTGTCCTCTGCCGTGACCTGTATATCTAGCCCATGTGATGCAAGCAGCTTGGATGTTTCTGCAGCGGCAGATATTCTATCGGCCAACTTAATCTTTGTCGCTGAATCGGGCAGAGGGATACCTACCTCTGGTTCTACAGTTATGGTCACTTGTATAAGTCCTCTATAAACTTAGCCAGCTTATCATCTTCTATGCGCTTTGTCTGCTCGCGTATCAGCTCTTGCTGTTTCTCTAGTTCAAGAAACTGCCGATCCAGTTCAGACAGCACGGGGAAGTCTATAATCTTATCTAAGTCCATAGCGGTGTCCTCCAACACGTATTATCTTCTCCTAGAAAGTGTAGCCAGACCCCCACCAGCGAACTTTATAGGATTACCTGTTTTGTTAGCTTCTAGTATATCGGGCAGTATGTCTACCACAGTACCGTTTTTTCGTGTGTGCCAGACATGTTGAAGTGCATCTATAGGTATTGTCTCACTTTGACCCGAATAGGACTCTAACACCTTACCGTCTGCGATAATTGTTATGTTCTTGTTTGAATCACCCGGCGTTGCAAACTTGCTCGCGCCAGCTTCTGCTGAATTACCAAAATAGACTGACCTATTAAACGGTTTACCTGTAGGTGCGCCATACTCGTCTACACCCGGGGGCCAAAAGTTTTCAAGGGATTGGTTAGGGTTCCGCTCCCACGACTTTTTCTTCCCCCTAGACCCACCCGGTACGTTAGGTACACGAACAACCCCTGACTGTATCATATCTTGTACTTGAGACTCGCCTGTTTGTCGTACAGCAAACGGTGCCTCGGGCTTATGATTATAGTCTGTAATTTTGGATGGTGGGTATCCCGCCTCTTCCCGATTTACCACAGTGCTTTGGTTTAACCCCTTTTGCCTATCGAAGAGTTCTAGCCTTCTCCGTATATCTACAGGATTTTCTCCATCAGACCTTAATCGTTCTTCAAGTTTACTACGTTCCCCCAAAGCCGCTCGATTATTCAGTGCTTTTAGTTCTTCAGCTATTGATGGTGTAAGGTCAAACTCCCCCTGCCCATTACCGGTCATCTTCATGCTAGGACCAAGCAGGCTTCCTATATCAACGCCTTCTATACCCCTACGATCTTTCTCTTTAGCTATTAATGCTCTGAGTTCTGCAAGCTGTGGATTGCTTGAAGGGTCTATCATCATAGGCTTCCCCTCTATATCCATGTCAGAGTCACTAACTCTGTTCCCCAGATAATCGTAGTCTATGTAGCGCATCTGCTCATCTAGGCTCATTAAGTCTTCGTTTGACAAGTTAGGTAGGTTAGCGCCGTTGTTTGCGCCGAAGTCTTCTATTATCTCGCTAAGAGCTACCTTACGTTCTTCCATTAGTTCAGCGTTATACATATTCAGATGATAGTCTTCCATATCATCAGCGAAGTTACCACGACCATCATATGCAGTGTCATCAAGAGTCTTCTCAAACTTATCACTCAGCCCTTTTAGTCGCGCCACCGATGCACCGAGACTTGCTCCTGCCGCTGCTGTTCCTACTGCTGCTTTCTTGGCGAAGTTACCCAGCAGACTTGGAGCTACCGCCGCAGTTAATGCTGCAGCGGCGGAGTTTTGTCCAAACTCCCGCCTACTCTCGTTCTGTAATATATCTTCTAGATTGCCCGGGGTGCCCTTGTTTACCGCCCCCACCACATCACCTAAGACCTTCGTTCCTGCAAGAGCGCCGCCTGAAAATACGCCCAAAGAAGCTAGGTAGTCAGCATACCGCTCGTCACTACCCTCTACAGTGTTGGGGTATTCATTCTCATAGGCTCTACCCATCGCTTCCGTAGTATCCCTAACCATGCTATTTATGGATAGTTTATTTCTTAACTCAGGATTGTTATATAGGGCCATCGCGGCATCTGATATATTAGTACCGCCCGTATCGTAGGTCTCACCGACAAAGTTTCCTACAGCATCAAACATGCCGGGCACACCGGATACGGCATCGCCTACCGCACGGGCTGCGGCATCAGTAAGACCTGTTCCTTCGTTATCAAGAAAGTAGTCCGAGGCGCTCTGGCGCATCTCCTGACGCTCAGCGTCCTTCTTTCTGGCGTAGTCTTCAAAGATACCCATGACCGTTCTCCATACAGCGCTAAAATTTTTTTACACTATAATAACATTTTTGGGTAGGGGGGTTTTTTAGGT